CTCGCCGTTTCTGAATACTCCCGTCTCGTTAACGGTGTTGCACCTAAATTTCCTCGTGAGATCTTCTCTTTTGAACAAGCTTGCGCTGGGATAGCTGGTAACCCTTTTGTTAATGGGCTTGATCGTAAAACCTCTCCTGGTGTTCCGTGGTGTAATTTGTCCAAGCTACCGGGAAAGAAAGCTTTTTTTGGATCTGACGGTGAATTCCAGTTCGATAGTCCTGAATGCACTATATTGAGAGAAACAGTTACCAATAAGTTTGAAATGATTAAATCCAATGAGAGACCAAAGTTTCTTTTCATGGACTGTCTCAAAGACGAATTGAGGCCACTTGAGAAGGTTGAAAATGTTAAGACTAGAATGATTACTGCAAGCCCTCTTGATTTAACCATTATGATGAGGATGTACTTTGGCAGTTTTATTTCTTACTATATGACCACCAGAATCTACAATGGTGGTGCTGTTGGTATTAATCCTGTGAGCGAAGAGTGGACTCAATTAGCCTCACACCTACTTTCCCGCGGCAACAATATTATTGCGGGTGATTTTTCTAGTTTTGATGCTACTCAGGGTGCTCAAATGTTGTGGGCTGTGTATGATGTTATAGAGAATTGGTATAATGGTTCTCCAGAGGAAAAACAGATCCGTCGAGTCTTGTGGATGGAGATTGTTAACTCCCGTCATGCCAATGTCCGTGATATTTTCCAATGGGATCACAGTCTGCCAAGCGGTAGTCCCCCGACCACTATATCTAATACAATTTACGTTAATCTAATTATGCGTGTCTGCTACGATGTGATGCGCCGCCAAGACTTGGTATTTGGTATGTATGATGACAACGTTACTTGTGTTGGTTTTGGGGATGATCATTTGTTATCCGTGTCCGATTCTGCTCATAATTTTAACTACCGTTCTTTGCAATCCACTATGGCAACCTATGGATTGAAGTATACTGATGAAACCAAGAGTACAGTACTTCCGGAGTTTAAGAAGTTAGAAGATGTGACATTCTTGAAGCGTGGTTTTGCTCTGGAGGACGGAATGTTCTTAGCACCTTTGGATTACAATGTTATCCGCCAACAACCTTATCACTTCAAGAAGGGTGCGGATGAATTCGCTAGAGTCAAGGAAAATTGTGAATG